ATTGATCAAACAATAACAGCTCAAGAGCGTCTAATGCCTTTTAAAGCGTCAGAGGCTCGTAGACTACAAGAAACAGAAGCAGCACAAGCTAACCTGCTACAACGATTCATACAACCAGCACAACCAACTAGGCCGCAAGGCATGTTAACGAGAAGGTTCTAATAATGACATATTTACAGCTAGTCAACAGCGTTATGCGTAGACTGAGAGAAGACGAGGTGACCACTGTTGGTCAGAACAGTTACTCTAAACTCATAGGAGAGTTCGTTAATGACGCTAAACGCTCTGTAGAGGACTCTTACGATTGGACAGCCCTACGTACCACACTAACTGTTACTACCTCTGCTGATACGTTTAACTACGTTCTAACAGGCTCACAGAACCGTATGAAGCTGCTGGATGTTATTAACGACACTTCAGACTTCTTCATGCAGTATCGTTCCTCTCGTTGGATGGACAATGCTTTCTTAATCGAGACACCGCCTATTGGTTCACCACAGTTCTACAGCTTTAACGGTGTAGACGCTAACGGTGACAACGCTGTCGATGTCTACCCTAAGCCTAGTGGTGTGTTCCAGCTACGTTTTAACGTGGTTCTACGTACAGCAGACTTCACCGAAGACACGGATAAACTAGCTGTTCCTTCTTCTCCTGTTGTGCAAGTAGCAACAGCATTAGCTGCTAGAGAGCGTGGAGAGACACAAGGTACAAGCGCAGGTGAGATGTTTGCTTTGGCAGACAGGACACTATCTGACGCTATTGCTATTGATGCTTCACAACACCCTGAAGAAACTATCTGGTACTCCTAAATGGCTAAACCACTACAGAACATTACAGTAGCAGCGCCAGGATTCTTTGGCCTGAACACACAGGACTCTCCGCTGTCCTCTGATGCTTCCTACGCCTCTGTTGCTGACAACTGTGTCATTGACAAGCTAGGTCGTATAGGTGCGCGTAAGGGTTACAAAACAGTCACTACCAACGGTGCAGCAGTCTTAGGCACTAGTCGTGGCATTGAAGTTATCTTTGAGTTTATTAACAGAGCAGGTCAAACAACTGTATTTACCTGTGGTAACAACAAGATATTTACAGGTACTACTACACTTGCTGAAGTAACTCTACCTGTTGGATACACTATCAGTGACAACAACTGGAAAGTATTGTCTTTTAACAACGATGTGTATTTCTTCCAGAGTCAACATGCTCCGTTACAGAGCGTTGAAGGATCTAGTACACTAATCTTAGTACCTTCTTCTGGTGCAAACATACCGCCTAAAGGTAACGAAGTCTTAGCTGCCTTTGGTAGGGTTTGGACTTGTGACGTATTTGACAACAAGTACACAGTATACTGGAGTTCTCTACTAGCTGGTGATGATTGGCACGGTGGTTCTTCAGGCTCTGTAGATTTAACAAGTGTATGGCCTACAGGTTATGACGAAGTTGTGTCGATTGCAGAGCATAATGGCTTCCTAATTATCTTTGGTAAGAAGAGCATTATCATCTACTCAGGTGGCGAGAGTCCTTCTTCTAATCTAACATTAGCCGACACCATTGAAGGTGTTGGTTGTGTTGCTAGAGACTCTGTACAGTCTACAGGTAGTGATCTGTTCTTCTTGTCTAGTCGTGGTGTTATGTCACTAGGTCGTCTTCTCCAACAGAAGTCTTTACCTTTAAACGATGTTAGTAAGAATGTACGGTCTGACTTGTTACAGTCTTTGTCTATCGAGGTACACGCTAACGGGCGTAGAGAAGCTATTAAGTCCATCTACAGCCCTACGGATGCCTTCTATCTGTTAACCTTCCCAGACAGTTCGCTAGTGTACTGCTTTGATCTTAGAGCGCCTTTAGAGAACGGTGCGTATCGTGTAACAACATGGTCAGCTATTAAGCCAATATCCTTTGCTATCTTTGCTGATGATCAACTCTACATGGGACACGATGAAGGCATTGTTGAGTATGGTACGTACCTAGACGGTGCTACTAAGTATCAGATGCGCTACTTCAGCAATGCGCTAGACTTTGGAGACTCAGCAAGCCTCAAGTTCCTGAAGAAGTTTAACCTGACTATCATTGGTGGTCAGAACGCACAAGCTGTTTTAAACTGGGGTTATGACTACACCTCTGCATTCACTAAGCAATCCTTTACACTGACAGGTTCTACAAATCCTGGAGAGTACGGTGTTTCTGAATACAACACAAACGCTGAGTACACTGCGGCAGCTACTGTTAACACTCCACGAGTAAACACAGCAGGCAGTGGCGAAGTAGTTACTATCGGTGTTGAAGCTGAAATCAACAACTCTGCTTTTTCTATCCAAAAAATTGACATACATGCCATATTAGGGAGACTAATCTAATGTCTAATTACACAAAGACAACCAACTTTGCATCTAAGGATGCTCTAACCACTGGCGATCCCAACAAGATTGTTAAAGGATCAGAGATTGATACAGAGTATAACAACATCGCTACGGCTAGTGCTTCTAAAGCTAACACAGCTAGTCCAACTTTCACAGGTACTGTTACAGCCCCTACCGTGAACATTGTAGGTACACTAACGGCTGGCACTATTACTGGAGGAAGCTACTAATGAGTATGGATAATTGGATAAACGCAGGACAAGGTGCACTAAGCGCGGCAGGTGCTTATTACTTATCTGACGAAAGTATTAAAGACACTAAAAAGTTTGGCGAAGAAGCACAAGCAGGTATGGCTGGTTTAGCAGGACGCGCCCGTGAAGACACTACTTTTAAACCTTACACTGTCACTAGTGGTTTAGGTAGTGTAGCTGGTAATGCTGCTGGAGGTTTTGATGTTAACCTATCTCCACAGCAGCAGGCGATGCAGCAGCAGTTAATGGCTCAGTCGCAAGGTTTATTTGGACAGGTAGGTCAAGACCCAGCAGCGCAGCAAGCAGCCATATACGAGCAAATAAGAGCCACACAGCGCCCTGAAGAAGAGCGTAACCGTTTAGCTATGCAAGAGAACTTGTTTGCTAGTGGTCGTGGTGGTATCTCTACTGCACAGTATGGTGGTTCTCCTGAGCAGTTTGCAATGGCTAAAGCACAAGCAGAAGCACAAGCAGGTGCGTCATTAGGCGCTCGTCAACAGGCACTAGCTGAACAGAAACAGTCTTTAGCAGGTGCTACTGGCTTAATGAACGCTGCTTATAACCCACAACAACAAGCATTGAGTCTATATGGTGCTGCTACTCCGTCTGCTGGTTTTGCTGATATTGGACGTAGAACAGGTACAGAAATTGGTTCAGAGCTTGAGCTAGGTGGTATGACCGCTAACCTAGGCTCTAGAGATTTAGCTAGTCGTTTAGAGCTTCAGCAGAATTCTGGATTGTTAAAGGCTCTTATGGGTCAAGACCCTACTGCGTTAGAAGAAGCTCAGATAGCTAAGCTATATGCAGAAGCTGGTGTTCCCTACGGTACTGGTGCAAACACGGGCAACTCAAGCGGTGGTGGTGTTTGGGGTTCAATTTTTGATCTTATTTAAGGAGAGATAACAATGGCTAGACAAGATATAGCAGGACTCCTTACGGGAATGCCTCAACAACAACGACCTAACCCTAACATGTCATCAGCAGAGTGGCGCTTAGCTTTTGGACAACAACAAAGCGATAATATGGCTCGTGGACTACAAGGTGCTGTTGGTGGTTTAATGGAAACAGGAATGGCTGGTGCAGCTTCTCCACAAGAACAAATACAAATTGCTGATTTAAAAGCGCAAGAGAGAATAGGCACACTAGCTACTTCTCAAGACCCTGCTGAATTGCGTCAAGCAGCTCAGTTGTTGCAACAGCGTGGTGACCCAGCAGGTGCTGCTAGAGCTTTGGCGCAGGCTAAGGCTATAGAAGACGAAGAAAAAGCTCTAGCAGCTCGTACAGCTCAAATAACAGCTTCTGGTACTAATAGAACTTCTATAGCAAATCAGCTTAGGGCTATTAATGGCGGAAAATTTGCTGCCTTAGCAGACGCTGTTATAAACGAGGAAGGTTCAGGAAGGTCGAAGGCTTTAGATAAAGCTCTTGAAATTATCGGTAGAGAACCCACCGTAGTTCAAGACCCTGCTTTAGTTAAAGAATGGAGAACGGCAGTAGCGGAAAGCAATTACACAGGAACATTGCAAGATTGGGCTATGCTTAAAAAAGCTAGAGGAATTAACTTAGCTAAAGACCCTGTTCTTGAAGCGCAAGCAGCCAGAAATGAGCGTCAGTTTGGTAATCAAGCAAAAATGTACGAGATTACTAGAGAACAACAAGACGTTGCTCGTCAGCAAATATCGACAGGTCAGGATATTTTAAACACTGTAAACAAAGGAACCCTTACAGGGACTTACGGAGAAAACATATTAGATGTTGCTTCAGCTTTTCAAGGTATTTACGAAGCTGCGGGGGTAGCGGTTCCAGAAAAACTAAGTTCTATAGTTCAAGAAGCAGGTGGTATTAAAAAAGCAGGTTATGACGCTATGCTGCCTTTAATCGAAGCACAGGGTAGAGGTTTTACAGACAAAGATAGAGAACACGCTGTTAAAGTTCTTCCGGGACTTAACCAATCTTGGCAGTATAACGAGTTGTCAGGTAATTTAAGCATTCTCCAAGGTTTAAAAAGCCAAGAGAAAAACCAGTTTGCTCGCCAGCGTTCTTTACTAGACGAGATTACACCAACAGGCGGTGAAACTTTATGGACTCACTACTTAAATGATCTACCAATGAGTGAAGCTAAAGAAGTAACAAACAGAGGCTTGACTTACGAAAGATTACAACCTATTAGAGATAATGAAAACTTATCTCAATATTGGGTAAACGATCGGCCTAAAGGTTTTAAAGTTAAAAGCGGAAACAATGTTGTTGAAATGACTATGCAAGATGTTAAGGATACAGCAGCAAAAAAGTACAATATGTCGCCTAGAGCTTATTTAGCTAGTCTTTCAAAGCAAGGTCTGCTTATTGATGGAGTTTACGAATAATGGCTGTTATAACTATAGAAGGCTTTTTTCCTGTTTTAACAGAAGAGTCAGGCGGTAGTGTTGTTGAGGTTGAAGGCTATATTTCTCCTAATCAAGCACTAGAAAATCTAAAGGTAGAGCAAGAAGCCCAGATGTTAGCTGAGTTGCCTCCTTTTGATCCTAACGAGCTGCCTACTTTACCTACAGAAGGTGCTGTAGATACAGGACAGAAAACAACTACGGAAAGAGCAAAAGAAGAAATTAAACAACGCTTTGCACCTGTAGTTAATCCTGTGTTAGAAGTAATGAATGCTGTTAACGCTGGTATCTATGGTACTGCTTTTGACTTAGCTGTTTCTCCTTACGAGATAGCTACTGGAGAAACTGTAGATCGCCCTACGCAAGTTAAAAATCAGACGTATATGCCAGACCCTGAAGATGCTGAGTTCTTAGATAAGGGCGCTTTCTACGCTACTATGGGTATGGGCATCAATGGTGCTGCTAGGCTTGCTGTAAATCAATTTGGTAAAAACATGGCTCTGAATGCTGGAACTAGATCGGGTTTCAATCCTACTACGGGAAAACCTTTTGTTAAAGTTGGCCTAGGGTCTCCAAAAGCCGCTATTTCTAGAGATGTGGCAGCAGGTATTACTAGAGATGTAGCATCTACATCTATGTCTGGAGAAGTAGCTATAGGACTAGCTATGGCGTCAGCGGGGCAGCTTGCAAAAGAAGATCGACCTAAACCTTTTGGTGTGGATGTTCTACAGCTGCCTTTAGAAGTTGCTGCTGGTGTAGTAACAGCTACGAGGCCTTCTACTTACTTGGACGTTGGTACTGGATATGTTCGAGACGTTATGAGAGGTTATAGAGATATCCCAGTTGATCCTAACCTTATTAAAAACTTACTGACCGCTGAAGAAGCCGCCGTGTTAAGGCAGTATGAAGCCAAATTTGGTTCAGACAATGTTGTGCAAGCAAGTAAAGAACTTAGAGGAGCGCCTGTAAGTGTGAGTCCTATGGAAGCTAAGCAAGCCTTAGTGACTACCGCTGAAGATACTGTTTTGTCAATAGCTCAAAAAATAGACGATCCTGGAATTTTTACTTTGCAACGATCATTAGCGGCTGAAGATCCTATTTTTGCAGGTGACGTTAAAGAAGGTATAGATTTTGCTCAGGCTTCTTTAGCTAAAGAGTTTAACGATTTAATGAATCCTTCTACGGGAGAGTTTAACTTCGACGCTTTTAAAAATCTAATGCCTAAGATACAAGATGATTTACTTAGTCAAGTAGACGATAGAGTTGCTGCTGCTCAGGATAAACTGGCCACTATTAATAGAATGTACGAAAGCGATCCTGTTTCTGCTTCAAAAGAGTTTACTAAAGTTTTTGATGAGATGCTTGCAGATATAACAACACAAGAACAGCGTTTGTGGACAACTATAAACGATACTGTGTTAGTCCCTACTGATACTTTAAAGCAAGAAGTAGCTAAGATAGTAGTAGAATCTACAAAACAAACTAAGTTACCTGTAAAAGAAATTGAAGAAATACTAGGTAGAAAGGTAGTAAGAACTAGTAACGGCTGGCGTATAGTTCAAGGCGTTAAAGGAAAAAAGCCACCACGTCCTTCTGTAAGTTTACTTCCCGAAGAAGCGCCTCTAGTTTTAACGCAGCTTAGGAGTAACTTATCTGCAATGAGCAGAAACGCGAACAAAGCAACTGAACCAGCATTTCAGTATGATCAAGGCGTGCTTATAAGAATGCAGCAGGCTGTCCTAGATAACTTAACTAGAGGAGCTGACGGAGTAGACCCTGCTTTAAGAGAAGTTTATTTGGCGGCTAACGCGTTTACTAAAAAGAAGCATGATGCACTGACAAGAAGCACTTTAATACCTGTTGTTCGTAAAGCACCAGAAGAAAGAAAGCTAGGGAAGTTACTGGGTAAGGGTACTAAAGACCAAGAAGATATTGCTGTTGCTGCTAGTGAACTAGAAAGAGTTTTTAACGTAGCTCCTGTTACTCCCGAAGCTAAGTCGGCAGCACTTAAAAACGCAGAGCAGTATCTGTTAAACAAGTTTTCAAAAGAAGTTAATCCTGAAGACTTAGCTACTTACGATTTGTTTATGGCTAACCACAGAGATTGGATTAGAAAGTTCCCAAAGTTAGGCAACATTATAAAAGACGCCAGAAATAAAGCTAAGACACAGGGAGTAGTTATAGAGAACGCGTTAAAAGCTCAAGAGGCTAAAAGGCTTGATGAGTTTGCTACGATAGCAGGTGCTAACCCAGACACTGTAATTAACACAATACTAAACAGTGCTAATCCTTCTCAAACCGCTGCTAGGTTTAAACGCCTACTTGGTAAAAACAAAGTAGCTGTAGAAGAGTTTAAAACAGCCATATCTAATAAAATAGCTGCACAGTCTTTAAGTATGGTAGACAAACAAGTAAAAGGTGCTGGTAGACAGCAAGCAATTGCTACTGAGTCTTTTGAAACTGTGTTAAATACATTAGGGCCTGTAACTAAACAATTTTTAAGTAAATCTGAGTTAGCTAATTTACAAAGAATACATAATTACTCTGCCACTATAGCTAGAGATTTACAGGCACAAGCTACTACAGGAAAAAGACCTGCTCAGCTCTACACTGTTGCGCTAGAGTTTCTTGGTAAGCTAGGAGCTTTAAAAGCAGTGTCCGCAATTACTGGGTCACAGTCTATTGTTTTGTCAGGTGTTGTTTCAAGAGGAGCTACGGAAGGTGTTAAAAGGTTATCAGTAGATCAGACTAAGGCAATTCTGAAAGAAGCTTTTAAAAACGAAGAGCTTATGAAAATATTACTTAGTAATAACATAACTCAAAAGCAATTACAAGCATTGCAAGACCCTAGTAAAATCAGAACTGGTCGTGTTTTGTTTAACGCTATAGTAGAAAAAACAACTGGAGAGTAACAAAAAAGCCCTGCGTAGCTGACTACACAGGGCTTTTTAGTACCTACAATTTACACTATCTCACACGCGCCTCCAGTACATGCTAACTCTTGTGAACCTG